TATCTACCTCAAAGTCAGTTATTGAAACTTTCTTTGCCGGTGATAATACAGATGAGTTTTTAGAAACAACTCTAGCAGATGGAAGCAGAATCGGAGATAATCCAAACTTTATAAGGATGATGGCCGGTATTGGTGATTTCATTAGATCCAGAATAGGTGAAGACTCTATTAAAGGATTGGAAGGAACATCGGCTAGAAATCCAAACGAATTACAGGATGAATTGGATAAACTTATGGATCTTAATGGTCCTTATGGAAACCCAAAACATCCAGAACATAAATCTTATGTAAGGAAGGTAGAGGAATTGTACGCAGAGCTACATCCGGATGCCGAATAGATAACCGAACAGGCCTATACTTACAAGACTAGGACAAGACGAAAGTCCCCTCCGCAGTAGACGGTATCTACATTAACCTATGGTCCATATCTTTATGGGTAACCTATTTTTTTTAACACATTCAAATAATGGAGATAGTAATGAGTAATCAAATTACTACTGCGTTTGTACAACAATTTAGTGCAAACATTCAGCTTCTTTCTCAACAGAAAGTTAGCTTATTTAGGAGTGCTGTTAGAGAAGAATCGATAAATGGCGAGAAAGCCTTTTTTGATCAGGTAGGATCAACTACTGCTCAATTAAGGACTTCAAGACATGCTGATACTCCTCTAATTGAGACTCCTCATGCTAGACGCATGGTTTTGACATCCACATATGAAGTGGCAGATCTAATTGACGATGCTGATAAAGTTCGTCTTTTAACAGATCCTTCCTCTACATATGCTAAAGCGATGGCTGGAGCCATGGGTAGGGCAATGGATGATGCTATCATCACATCTGCAACTGGAAGTTCCCTCACGGGTAAAACAGGATCTTCTTCTGTTTCCCTAACGAACACCATAGCACATGGCGGTACAGGACTAACAATTGCCAAATTAGTCGAAGCTAAGAAAAAGCTAGACGAAGGCAATGTTGATCCTACGATTGCAAGATATATAGCAGTATCACCGGAACAAATCGAAGATTTATTAAATAACACCACAGTAACAAGCTCAGACTTCAATACAGTCAAAGCTCTTGCTCAAGGTGATATTGATACATTTGTCGGTTTTAGATTTATTGTAACCAACAGACTAGGGACAAGTAACGGAGCAAGAAATTGTTTCGCATGGGCTGAAGATGGTCTTCTTCTTGGTGTAGGTAAAAATGTTACCTCACGAATTGAAGAAAGAGCAGACAAGTCTTACTCAACTCAAGTCTACTACTGTGCAGACTTTGGAGCTACCAGAATGGAAGAAGCCAAAGTGGTACAAGTAGAATGTTCAGAATAGGAGAATTAAATGGCTAGTGTAAAAGCAACAAATATTACTAACATTGACGCATCTCCTTCTGTCTTAGCCAATGCTGGCGATGTTCACGGATCAGTAAGAGTTTTCAAAGACACTTACGAAGCTTCATCACTTGGAGCTGGATCAGACATCACAGTAGCGAGACTCCCAAAAGGAGCAAGAGTAGTGGACATTCATCTTAAAGCTGATGCTTTAGGTGGATCTGTTACTTTAGCTGTTGGAGACTCTGCGGATCCAGACAGATACATAACAGCAACAGCGATGAATACAGGAAATAAACAACTTTCCTTATCATCTGATGGTGTTATCGGATCTATCGGCTACGAGATTGGTGATGTAACAGACATTCTTGTAACTACTGCTGGAGCAACTGCTTCTGGCACAATTACAAGTGTCGTTTACTACACAGTAAGTTAGTAACCTAAATATAAGATATGGGGACTAGCGATTGCGGTCCTCATATCGAATTTTTTACAAGGAATTATTATGGCAACATCAGAAGTCGATATATGCAATTCAGCTCTCAACATGATTGGAGCTTCAACAATATTAGCATTAACAGAAGATTCAAAAGTAGGGCGGATCTGTAACCAAAGATACCCTCATGTAAGAGATGCGGTTTTTAGATCTCATCCCTGGAATTGTTTAATTAAAAGAACAGCATTACCAGCAGATGCAAATTCTCCAGAATGGGAGTTTGCCTATGCATATACTTTACCAGCAGATTGTCTAAGAGTTTTAAAGTTAGAATACCTGGATAGTGTTTACCAGGTAGAAGGAAGAAAAATTGTAACGGATGAATCAGCTCCGTTAAAAATACAATATGTTTCTCTAATTACAGATCCAATGCAATACGATCAATTACTTGTCGAAGCTATTGCATCAAGACTTGCATCAGACATTTCATACCCAATTATTGGATCCAATACCCTTTCAGCACAAATGATGGACATCTACATGATGAAACTTTCAGAAGCACGGTTTGTTGATGCAACTGAGGGCATGCCTGGAACAAATGAAAATGTAGCTGATGCTGGATCCTTACAAGCACATACATTTATAAATTCGAGAAGATAATATGGCAAAATCAGCCCCAGCCTTTAATGCTTTTACTTCTGGTGAGTTATCCGAAAAAATGGATGGCCGAACAGATTTAGAAAAGTATTTTACAGGAGCAAGACAGATGAAAAATCTTTTGGTACATCCGCATGGAGGTGTGTCCAGAAGACCTGGGACTATATTTGTTAACGAAGTAAAATCATCAGCCAATGCAGTACGATTAATACCTTTTGAGTTTAATGTTACTCAAACTTATATTTTAGAGTTTGGAAACAATTATATTCGTTTTTACAGGGATGGCGGTATTATTCTTGATAACTCAAACACTATTGTTGAAACATCAACAACATACACATCTGCACAATTAAATGAAATTAAGTATGTTCAATCTGCTGATGTTATGTACATAGTGCATCCAGATCATCCTGTTAGAAAATTAACGAGAACAAGCCACATCGATTGGATCCTATCAGAAGTTAATTTTAAAAATGGTCCAATGATGGATCCTAATATAACTCAAACAACTATGAGAGCATCATCCAGGACAGGAACACCATATGTATATGCTAGTGATGTTGCTGGCATAAATTCTGATGCTGGATTTAAAAGTACAGATGTTGGAAGATTAATTAAGCTACATGATGGTTATACAAAAATAACTGCCCAGGTAACAACAACACTATCTTCTGGAATTTCTGATACTGATACAACACTTAACATAGCTTCAAATACAGGATTTCAAACAGATAGCCCAGGTGGATATTTTCAAATTGGTGATGAAGTAATTAAATACACATCTATTGCTGGTAACTCTGTTAACTCTGGAGTCGCAAGAGGACAGCTTGGGACAACAGCAACAGCTCACAATAGTGGAGCAACAGTTACATCATTAACTTCAGTAGCAACAACTGTACAAGAAAATGAAGAATATAGAACGGAGCTAATGCCTTATGTGGCTAACACAAAAATTTCTGCTGTTGAAGGAGATCCATCTTCTACAGGATTGGAGCATAATGATAGATATGTGAACAGCGAAAAGAATTTTGTTACCGAAGGATTAAAAACAGGAATGAGTATTGAGGTCGCTGGTTTCTCAACTGCTCTAAATAATGCGACTATAGGTAATGCTAGTTATCCAGAAAAACTTATTGTCCAAGCAACAGAAGATACTATTCTTCTTGCTCCCTCAGATGATGTTAATAATGAAGCAGTAGGACAAGCTGTATCAATTCAAGGAGCTTTGATTGATGATGAAAATTGGTCTCTGGGAGCTTTTTCTTCTACAACAGGCTATCCAAGAGCAATAGCATTTTATGAAGAAAGATTAGTTCTTGCTGGAACATCTTCAAACCCACAAACATTATTTTTTAGTAAAGGTGGAGATTTTGAAAACTTTGCTACAGGCACAAATGCAGATGATGGTTTAATTTATACCATTGGATCTAACCAGGTTAATGTTATTCGATATTTATCATCAAGTAGTTCATTGCTGGTAGGTACATCCGGTGGTGAGTTCGCTGTTAGATCCTCTGGATCAGATGCTCCGTTATCACCAACATCAGCCCAAATTAAAAGACAGGCATATTATGGTACATCAAATGTAGCTCCTATCCAGGTAGGTAATGTTACCTTGTTTGTACAAAGAGCTAGGCGAAAAGTAAGAGAGCTTGTTTATAGTTTTGATACCGACTCATATACAGCTCCAGATCTTACTATTATGGCAGAGCATATTACATCTTCTGGTATTAAAGATATGGCCCATGCCCAGGAGCCAGATAATACGATTTGGTGTGTTTTAAATAATGGCAAGCTTGCTTGCATGACATACAGAAGAGAAGAAAATATTGTTGCCTGGCATGAACATACATTAGGCGGTACCTGGACAGATACTTCTGTTAATCCAAACAAAGTATATAGTTATGGTGTTGTTGAAAGCATAGCAACACTACCTGGAGAGCTAGATGAAGATGATATTTATATTGTAGTTAAAAGAACAATTAACGGAGCAACAAAACGATTTGTTGAAAGATTTAATTATTTTGATTTTGGCACAGATGTTAAGGATGCTTTCTTTGTAGATTCTGGATTATCTTATTATGGATCTCCGGCTTCTACATTTTCTGGCCTTGGTCATTTAGAAGGCCAAACTTTACATGTCTTAGCTGATGGAGCTACGCATCCAGATGTTACTGTATCTTCTGGACAAGTAACATTAACCAGGACAGCTTCTAATGTCCATTTTGGTCTAAAGTATACTTCTACATTACAGACAATGAGAGTCGATGCTGGGGCTACTCTAGGGACCTCTCAGGGTAAGATTAAAAGAATATATGATGTTACTATTAGATTGTTTAGAACAGTAGGTCTAAAAATTGGTCAGAGTTTATCTGTAAACGATTTAATACCTTTTAGAAGTTCTGCTGATGAAATGGACCAGGCATTAGATCTATTTACCGGAGACAAAACTATAGAGTTTACATCCGGATATGATTCTGATGGTTACATTTATGTAGTCGCAGATCAGCCATTACCATTAACTATTTTATCAATATACCCAAGGTTACAAACTTTTGAAAAATGATTAAATTAGAATTTTTTGAGCCAAAGCATTTATCTTTTCTGGATAAACCAGCCGGTGAAGCAACTGATATGATGCGAAACCCAATGATCAATTGGAAAGAGTGGGCAGAAGATCATGTCCAGGATGGAAGCTCATATACTGCTTTTGATCAGAACAATAGAATTATTGCATGCGGTGGTATTGTCAAATTGTGGGAAGGTCATGGCGATGTATGGTTATTTGCAACAGAACACTTGCATGATCATAAATTTGCAATGGCAAGAATAGTAAAAAAAGCAATGCTAATAATAGCAAAAGAAAACAACTATAAAAGACTTCAAACTCATGTCTTATCAGATTGGGATGAAGCGGTCCGATTTATAGAATTTTTAGAATTTAAACTAGAAGGGTTTCATCCTTGTTACGGACCAGGTGAAACTAACTATTACTCTTATGGAAGGATATTATAATGGGTGTTGAAGCATTATTGATAGGATCTATGGCTACAACAGCAGTAGGTACTGCTGTAGCATATAAAGGGGCTAAAAAAGCCGGTAAACAACAACAGCAAGCTCAAGAGTTTAATGCAAAAATTGCAGAAAGAAATGCAAGGGTAGCTAGAAAAACGGCTGAGATTAAGAAGCATCAAACTAATGTTGATCTTTTAGCTTTCGATAAGGAGTTTATGAGCTTTCAAAAAGCAAATGCCCAACAATACAGGGCCAATGGATTTGTTGCCAGCTCTGGTACACCATTAAGAGTTATGCTGGAAAATGCATATGAAGCTGAAAAAGAAAAATCAATAGTTAAGTATAATTCTGCTGTAGCTCAAGCTCAATTAGAAGAAACAGCAATACAAGGTGGAATGGATGCAGATCTATCCAGGATGTATGGTCAACAAGCTAAAACTGCCGGAAGATACCAAGCTTATTCCAGCTTATTAAGTGGAGCATCAAACATGATGAGTATGGGCTTCCAGGGCCATCAAGCTGGTGTGTTCGGATAGGGGATAACAATGAAAGTTTATAAATCACAAACTCAGGCAACAGGCGAGCCAGGCAATATACAATTTGGCATCAGACAAAACCCATCACTAGCAAGTGCCGGATCTATAGCTCAAGCTAATTTTGGAAATACTGTACAACAAGTGGGTAACCAGATGGGCCAAATAGCTATCAAAGTGCAAGAGATTAAAAATGCAACTGAGGTATCAAGAGTTAAAAATGAATACACAAAAATAAATTCTGAGATCTCAAACTTTGTTCCTCATGCCCCACATTTTTTTGATGTAGCTACCTGGGCAGAAAAAGAAAGAAGAAAAGCAAAAATAGCTTTATTAAAAGGCCAGCCATATTCTGTTAATTATCCTGTTGGATCTATTGGTGATATGGATGAAAAAGAAAGCCAATTATACAACATGCAGACAGAGGATAAGCCTTACGGAATTGTATCAAATAGTGCTGTATTGAAAACCTTAAATGCCGAGCTTACAGGAATAGATGTTCTTCAATCTAATGAAATACAGGGAGCATACGCAACAAAATCATATAATGATTTAATCGCTGAAACGGAAAAAGAAATTACAGTTCTCACCTATAAAGCATCGCAAGGTGATGAGATAGCAATGGCTAGATTATTTGGATCCGAGGAAGTATTAAATGAAAATGGAGAAGTTATTATTCCAGAACAGCCTGGTATATTAACTGAAAAACTTCAGACTATTGGTTATGGCGATAAAGGCTACCAGGGCTATCTTGATCAACAACAAGAGGTTGCAAAAAATATAGTAGATTATCAAATCATAGGTGTTAAAAAAGCTTTAATAAGCAGTAGTGTTGATGATGAAGCTTTTCAAAATGCTGAAAATACAAGTCTGGAATATATAGGGAATTTATTAGAAAAAGAAAATGGCGAATATACTTACTTACCGCATTTACCAAAACATTTCAGAGAAGAGAAGATATTAGAAATTGAAACTGCATTAAATAGTGCCAGAAAAGAAAAGGTTGCTATGGATAGCTCAAAATTGTCTCTTGAGAAAAAACAACGAGATAGAGCTAATGTAGAGACGCAAAATAGTTTTTACGAACAAATATCCGATTTTAGCGAAAAGTATAAAGTAACTATTGATCCAAAACAAAGTGCAAGTTTACTTCAAGAAGCAACTACAATGATCTCTCTAATAGATACTGCTGTTGAAGATAATGACTTTGATGGCAAAATGGCAGAAGCTCTAAAAACAGAAATACGAAATGTTTTATCAGGCAAAACTATTGTTGATATTCCAGGTGTAACAATGATTTTAGAAAATGCTTTAATTGAAGCTGATGATAGAGAAGATTATTTAGAGATAATAAAAGATGTAAATAGTTATGTAGTATCAGGTTATCTAAATTCCGGAGCAGAGTATTTAAAAACAATTAGAAGTGCTATGGCAGAGACACCGGCAAATAAAAGACAAAATACCTATGCATCACAATTAAGAAATCTTACCAATAAACCTCCGGAATTTAATCTTGGACCAAATGTTGGTCCACAAGCAGATGCATTATTACAGTCTGTTATCTTGCATAACTTTAGAAAAGCTACTAATGAACAATTAGATGGTACACAAGCAAATCCAGAAGAAATGCAAAAAATATTTGATCAATCTGTCCAGGATTATTATCGAGCTAATCGAACAATACTTCAGATGTCTTTTCAAGTACAAGTAGATGGAGGTATTCCAGGAGCAGATCCATATGTTATTCCAAATGCAACAATAACTAATTTGATTAAGAGTAAAGAAGGATTTGAAAATCTTGATCTTGATAGTGCTAATGGATGGATAGAAGCCCACAGAAGTGGGTTAACCAAACAAAGTGTCATTAATACTATTACTGCATCAAATTTAAGTTCTGGTCAAAAAGAGCTTGAGCTTAAAAAATTAGATACATTGTTTTTATTACTTCGTAATGCTGGGCAAATAAATGACTGATCTACTTAAAAAATCATTACAGGAATCAGATCTTAATGTTGATGTCGATTATGTGGTTGATAACAATATTCCGGTTGATGTAGAAGATACATCTAAGATCTCCAGGGGAGCTGAGACCTGGCTAAATTACACCAATGAAAGAGGAGAAAAACCTATTGGTCCATTAGCTGAAAGATTATATGAACAATTAGGCCCAGGGAAAAAATATGACGCAGATAGATTTAGTATTTTTAACTTAAATACCCCTTATGTTAGCCGTATAGGATCAGAAAATATTGCAAGCCCATTTGATGCGTATTTGTTAAGAGATGATAAAAAGGAAACTAGCCCAAAGCTCCTAACAAAAACGGATGAAAAAGTACAATGGTTGCTAGAGTATGTTGCTGGAATGGATAATTCTCTTGCGAAAGGTCTTGTAAATGGCATCAATATAAAAGGTATGGATAATGCAACACAAATGGATTTGTATAGTGCTTATCAATTTTACCAGCCAGAAGCCAAGATTATTCCAAACTGGAAATACCCAGACGGAAAATTGGCTTGGGATGGTATAGGCAGAGTTCTTAAATATGCAATAACAGATCCAGCAAATTTAGTAGGCATTGGGACATTTAAGCCAGCCTTTATGGGTGTTGAAGGAACAACAGATTACTTATCAAAAAAAATATTTGGAAAGACTCTTAAAGAAAGTGCCTGGAAATCATTAATGAATACTTCTGTTGTAGGTATGATGGAAGGTGGTACCTGGATGTTAGGTGATGATTATTACAGGCAGATGATGGAAATACATGGAGCCGGTACTAACCCAAATTATTTTTTAACTCAATGGGGCCAGGGTAAAGATGTAACTGAGCTAAAAGAATATGATCCACACAGAGGGCTTTTTAGTTACGGAATAGGATCTGCATTTGGTTTACTTTTAACAGCAGTACCAGGATCAGCTATTAACGGTGTAGCTTCATATCTTAATAGATTGAAGATGAGTAAAAATGCTGAAGGTGAAACTTTTATAGATTTTAATGATCTTGAGACACCTTATTGGATGGATGAAAATGAAGTCATCGAATCTACAATGCTAAATCAAGAGGGATTTGATTCACGAATATATTTTAATGATGAGTATGGTTTTGTTCCTTCCGAAGACATTAAGACACTTTATCATGGATCTCCATATAGTTTTGATGAATTTGATATGGATAAAATTGGATCTGGCGAAGGATTTCAAGCTTACGGATATGGTATATATCAAACTGAAACTAGAGATATTGGAGAGCAATATAGAGACCAATTATCAGGCTTGGTAACCTTAACAGATGATTTTGTTGATGGTTTAGAAATAACACCAAAAGGATCTAATGTGCCAGACAACGGAAATAAGCATAGAGATCTTTTGTATATGAATCATAATGAACAAGAAAGCATTAGAGTAAAAATGGATGCAATGAAAAGTCTTTTAGATGCCGTTCAATTTGCTAGATTAGATGAATATGAAATAGGTCCAGATCTCTTGCATGTTATAAGTGATGAAGATGTTGCGAAACATATATTGGCAGTAATTGATAACTTGAAAGATAAATTTTCACATACAGGAGTACATAATGATTCTATATGGGGAGCTTTAGATAGTTTTGAGTATGATCAAGATTTTGGTAGTCTTTTCAAAAGTATTTTGGATATAGATGTTCCCCTAGATGCATATCCACAAATAATAGAAGGCTTAAATGGCTTGAAAAAGAGAAATCAAGTGTTAGCTAATGAAAGAGATATGATACTTAAAGCTACGGAAGATAGCAGAGGAATAGCTAAAACTATTATAGGCGACTTTCATAGGGTTTTTAATGAAGGAGCAAAAATTTCTGAGGAAGAATTTATCGAAGAATTTCCTAGATTTGTAATTCATCATAGAGAAAAATTACTAAAAAAATTAGCAGAAAAAAATGATCTTCACAATACGATGATTGAAAAATTTCCAGATAACTATGAAAAAAGAGTTTTTGATGGTTGGCAAGCTTTACTTAATGATGAAGCAGTTATGAGTGATATAACACATCAGGAATATTTTAAGGATTTAATTACTGAAATTCTGGAAGGAAGATTAACTCATAAACAAAAAGATTTGAGTCTAAATTTTGATATATACCAAAGATACGATGGTATTGATGATACTAGATTTCTTGCTAAAGATGAAAGGCAGAGGGTGTACAGACAATTTTTTGCAATGTTTCCAGAGGAAGGTGGCGATGAATTAAAATTATCACTTAATCTTAATGAAGTTATTGATAATGCTCTTGCTAAATTAGATTATGATAAATATGGACAGCCATTAGATTCTACGAATATTTCTAACCCATCGGAAGTAGCTGATTTAGTGAAGGATTTTATTTTAAATATGGATCCAGATAGAACGATACACCATATAAGAAGAGAGTCTGTAAATTCAGCAAATGATAGGGCCTGGAAGTATATTGACATTAATGAGGATAGGTTAGTTAGCTTTAAAGAAAGGCATGATAGAAGAATAAAAGAATTGGAAATTACAGAAGATGCATTTAATGATGGCAAGATTAAATTTCAATCAGAAGGATCAATGACAGAGTCAAGGGTTTATGCCCCAAATAAAAATATTATTGATTATGATGAGCCTATCGCAATAGATATTCCTGGTCCAAATCAAGAGATAGCAATAAGAATAAAAACAATGTTAGAGGAACAGGGTTTTGATCCAGAAGATATTTCCAGGTTATTAACTGAGGAAGCTGGACTTCAGGATCCGGATTATGAATTTAAACCTTCAGTATCAAGGTTGCTTGCTGGATTAGAAGATTTATACCGAAAAAGATTAGATGTTGTTAGAGTTAACGGACCAGAAAGCAATAACTCAGGACCAGAAGCATTGAGATTGGCAATGGTAGAGCATGATATAATGGGCATCAAATACTTAGATGGTTTTAGCAGAGGTCCTAAAGGAAAAGGATCAAGAAATTATGTCATAATGGATCCATCAATTATTAAGATAGCACAGCAATATTCAATTCCAATACCTATAGCTTCCGCTATTTTGTACGAATATATGAAAGATAATAATCAATTAGATGATATGTAGTGGACACAAAAAATGAACACTTTATAGTGGACAGTCTGCGATAATTTATGGAGTAAAAGATGTCATTACCAGAAGAGCAAATTGAGTTTATTAAGAAAAGATATGGATCTAATTCGAGAACATATCAGTTAGTTACAAGCAATGCTAAAGATGATAATGGATCTGTTAACCTAAGACCGGAGTTAAATACAGAAAATAGTAGCTAATGTAACGAAATTAGCTTATAAAAAATATATGTTGAGGATGGCTATGCCATCCTTTTTTTATACCTAAATGAACGAGACAGAAGAGCTGGCTTTGGACACCGTGCCTACAGGCGGTCCCAAGGAGGTACTTACAGAACAAGCAAATAACAATCCAGAGGTCCAAGTCTCTGAAACCTTACCCTTGCCAGCAGAAGAAGTAGATCCTGTTGTTAACGAAAATAATATTGATCCTGTTATTCCCCAGGAGATAGTGCCGGCAGAAGAAGTTAAACGAGAAGAGAAAGTAGAATTTCCATTTGTTGATAGCCCTTATGCTTACGATAATGTTGATGCTGATGGCATACAATTAGCAAGTGCTTTAGGCTTTAAAAGTATGTCAGATTTATGGAGACTTTTAGGTGATAAAGCAGAAGAGCTTCCAGGTGTTGGCGAAGTAGTTAAAACAAAAAGAAAGCTTGATGAAAAGAAAAGGATTATTAAAGAGCAGATTGATAGAGATCCTAGTTTAGATACAGATTTTGACAAGCTATCTCCAGAAGATCAAGCTCTTGCAATAAGGAAGAATTTAGAAAACTTAGGTATCACATACCAATCTGGTGATAACCCTATGTTGTTAATAGACGGTGAAAACTTTATTAATGATATAACTAAGGGTGTTTATGAAGATGAAAAAGTCGTAAATGGCTTTCTTGGTGATACAAGAATATTTGGATCTAAAGGCGATAGAAAACTTCCGGATGAAGAATACTTATTAAACCTTATAGCCTATGTAGCCGAAAGATATAATGCTGGGTTTACTGCTCAGAAAGGTGGTGTGGACAAAATGAAGGTCCAGGCCATGCAACAGTTAGGCGAATTAGTATTGCTAACTGATAAAAACCTTACAAACAAATTACTGAATTTACATGGTGGCCAGCTCCCAGATGTTGGAACAATTTTTGCCATGAGAGATATATATAACATTCAAGCAAGAAAGTTTGATGCTATGATCTCAGACTTAGGCACAAATCCAGGACCACAAGATGTTATGGATCTAAGAGAGCAACTTGAGATTGTTGCTAACTTACAAATGAAAATATCTGGAGTTAAAACAGATCTTGGTAGAGCTTTAAGATTTTTAAGAGAGCCTTCTGGAATGGGACCGGATGGAGTGGTTGTTCCTACAACAGGAAGGCCAATGGAAAAGCTGGATCCGGAAACAGGAGAAGTAATACAAGAAGGGTTTAAGTATAGAAAATCCGAGCAAACTGCTGTTCAAGAAGATGATGATATTACCAGGGTATTAGATCTACAAAATAGTTTGGACAGGGTAGGTGGTCAAGAAGGTCTATTAAAATTTTACCAGGCCTACAACAATATGCCAACACAACATGGTAAAGCAAAATTACTAAGAGACTTTATTAAATATGGCAGACAAGAAAAAGTAGGCGATAAAAACATTGGCAGATTTTTTGACAATGTTGCTGAGTATTGGATGAACGCATTATTAAGTTCACCATTAACACATGCCAGAAATATGGTTGGTAACATGCTTATGATTACCCAAGAGATGAGCCAAGATATTGTTATTGGAGCTTATAATAGTCTGAAGGTAAAAGGTGGTGGCACCATTGAAAGTGATCAAATCTTGTTTAGGGATGCTGTTGACTCTGCTGGCTTAACTGTAATGACACTTATGGAAGCATTGCAAGGAGCCTGGACACAAATGCGAACAGGCCAGAAACCATCACAGATTGGTGAGACAACACGATTTGATACCGGAGCTGATAGAAAAATCTCTGCTCAGACTTGGGGGTACGATGCAGATAATCCAATGATAATGAATATGTTTAATTATGCTGGATCTATTATTAATACTCCTATGCAAGCCTTGGGAGCAGAAGATACATTCTTTAAGGTATTAGCTCAAAGATATTATATTTCTCTTGAAGCAAAAAAAAGTGCCAGGACAAAAGGATTAACAGGCGAAGATGCTATTGATTATGTTACAGAGTTTATTGTAGATCCTCCAGAAGATGCTCTTAATCTATCAAGAAAAAATGCTAACTATGCAGTTTTCCAGGAAGAGTTAAAAGGTAATGCTAAAGCTCTTTCAAGGGCTATATCTACAATACCAGGCTTACGATATATGGTCCCATTTTTTAAGACACCATATAACATCGCAAGAGTTACATTTAGAGATGGTACACCGTTAGGGATGTTATTTAGATCTGAGGTCCAGGATGTTATGGCACATGGAACAAAAGCTCAAAAACAAAAAGCTATTGTTAGGATGACATCAGGTACATCTTTAATTGCTATGTCTGCTATGTGGGCTTCAATGGGCTATACAACAGAAGATGGAACATATTATCCAAACTTAACTCCTGGAGTTTTAAAGGAACAATATAGTGATAAAAAAGATTTAGCCTATAAAACAATGTTAAGGGATAAAGGAGTGCCAGATTATGGTTTTTTAACCATTAAAGATGGTAAACCACACTATACAAACATAAGAGGGTTAGAGCCTTTCTCATCATTTATTGGAGTAGGTGTTGATCTTTATAATATCACGGCTAATCCGGATTTAATAACTGATGAAGATGAAGCAACGGCAGTAGATTATTTAATGGGTGTTGCCTTCGCATTGTCTAACTCAATGCGTAACAAAACTTTTATGACTAGCCTGGATAGAACAATTACCCTGGTAAACAGCCCTATGACTTATGGTGAAAAAGCTGTTAATAATTTTATATCAAGTTTTACACCAGCAATAATAAGACAAATGGGTGATCTGGATGATCCTGTTAGTAGACAGGCTTTAACAACATGGGATTCATTTGTAAGAACACTTCCAGGAGTAAGAACATCTTTACCTGGTAGATTAGATATTAATGGTGAAGAAAGACCAAGAATAACAAATGTAGTAAATCCATTTGTAACAACTGAAGTTAAAGAGTTTACAAATTTAGAGAAAAACCATTGGCGAGTATTTAAAAAGCATCCAACATTTCCGGATAATAAAGTCTCAACTAATTTTGGTATTGGTACTATTGAGATTAAAGATGCGGATCTCTTGGATATGATCCATAGAGAGTATGCCGTTGATTATCACAAATATATGGAGCTGTATCTAAATATGGATTGGGCCTATCAACAGGCAAGACAAAGATGGATTGACAGTAACTATACAGATATTGAAAGCCGAGATGAAGCAATGGCTACAGCTCAAGGCCTTGTAAACAAATTACGAAAACAAACTATTACAAGAATTTATTATAACCCCAAGAAATATGGAGAAGAAGGAAAGAAATTAAGAGAATTAATAGACAAGAAAAAAGATAAGAAAAATAAATCTAACTTAAAAAAACTAGGACTTGAGCAATGACACTAACGACAACTACAAATAAAGCTTCTTATAGCGGTGATGGAAATACAACAACATTTGCATATGCATTTAAAATCTTGGCCGACTCAGATTTAAAAGTATATATCCGATCTGCGAGTGGTACTGAAACCCTAAAAACAATTACAACACATTATACGGTTACAGGAGTAGGAAGTGCATCTGGAGGTAATGTTGTATTTACAGGCGGAAACATTCCTACAAATACTGAAACTGTTGTTATTCAAAGAGTAGTACCTTTAACTCAAACCCATGATTATGTTGAAAACGATCCTTTCCCAGCAGAGAGCCATGAGCAAGGATTGGACAGATTAACTATGCATGTTCAACAACTTCAAGAAGAAGTCGATAGATCTATCAAGGCTTCTGTTTCAAACACAATTTCTTCAACTGAATTTACTAATGATGCCACAGACAGAGCTAACAAATTATTTGCTTTTGACTCTTCTGGTAACATTAATATTGCAACAACGATTGGAAGTAATACAGGCAATTGGGCTACTGCTACTGCATATGCAGAAAGAGACATTGTTAAGGACACTTCAACAAATAATATTTTCCAATGTAAGACAGCTCATACATCCTCTGGATCTCAGCCTTTAACTACTAATACCGATTCAGCTAAATGGGATCTTCTGGTAGATGCAGAATCAGCAACGACAAGTGCGACTAATGCATCTAACTCAGCGACAGCATCAGCTAACTCCGCAACAGCGAGTGCAAATAGTGCTACTCAATCAGCTACATCTGCGACTGATTCAGCTAACTCAGCAACGGCTTCTGCTGGATCAGCTACAACTGCATCTAATCATGTTACAACTGCAAGTGGTCATGCTACTGATTCAAGTGAACACAAACAAACAGCAGAGAGATGGGCTAACCATACAGGATCTACTGTTACGGATGTCGATACAGGGGTGGATAGCGGAGAGTATTCTGCTAAACATTATGCTCAACAAACTGCATCTACATACGATGATTTTGATGATAGATACCTTGGTGCAAAATCTTCTGCTCCAACTCAAGACAATGACGGTAATTCTCTACAGACAGGCAGTCTTTATTGGAATACATCAAACAATAACTTGTATGTATGGGATGGATCATCATGGGTACAAGGAGCATTTAGCTCTGGTGGTTTCTTGTCGACAGGCAACAACTTATCAGACTTATCAAACCCTGGGACAGCTAGGACCAATTTAGGTCTTGGAACATCTGCTGTTTTAGATGTTGGAACAAGTGCAAATAATATTCCACAACTTGATGGTAATGCAAAACTACCAGCAGTCGATGGATCACAGTTAACAGGAATGGCTTCTGGCGGTACAATTGATATGACTATTGGAGCTGGATCATCTGCTGTTTCTGTTGGTGATACTATTACAAGAGAAACTAATGGTGAAACTAAAAAAATTGAAATATCAACAACAACAACAAATCATTCTCTTGCAACAACTTCTGGGTTTGCAAGTCAAAGTCTCCCTTCTGATAGAGAGTGGACTACATGTGGAGCTGATATAGGAGCATCAAACGATGGTAGATATTTGTATGCTTTCGTTACTGCACAAGCTAGTAATAGTCAAAATTGGTATTGGTATTATCAATCTTTTGTCCATGATGGTAGCGGTGGATGGACTGTCGGTACTCCAACACAAGTCTCAAGTTATAATGATTGGGGTGGTTATGGGAACAATAAAAGAAATGACAACATCAGGGTTGAGTATTTGGAAAGTGTCAACTCTGGAGATGGCGGAACATTTGTAATAAATAGTATATATGGTACAGGCTCTTATGGTGGATATGGTAGTTCAAGGTATATGCATCTCTTCACTATGGATTCTAGTGGAGCAGTAACCTATAAGCATACCCA